GACTACCTTGTTAACTTAACTTTGAATGGTCAAGACTTGGAAGCTAACTCTTGGCAGAAAGTAGCCAAAGAGAGTGGAAAAATCTACTATCAAGGCACACCAAAGCCTAAAGATATTGGTTATGCTAGGTCAAACGTGACAACAGATGAACCAAAAGAAGAAGTCAAAGACACAAAAGACGACATCCCTTTCTAATGATTGGGCGGATAAGCTACGCTCTCAAAAGTATCTTACTTTTGTGCGTGAGCATGGATGTTTAATATGTTTCAGACCTTCACAAGCACACCACTTAACTCACATCATGGAAGGGTCACGTGGTTTTAGACGAACAGGCGACCAGTTTGCAGTACCTTTATGTGATGAACATCACAGAAGATTGCATGAACATGGTAATGAAGAAAGGTGGTGGGCGTTGGAAGGAATAGAGCCTTTGGAGTGGGCGGAAATAAAATGGAAAGAATTTCTAGACAGGTAGAAGTTACCTTAACCCCATCTGAAATGTTGGTTGCCGGTCAACTCGGTCTCATGCGTATGGTACAAAACCTACGTGATAGTAGGAAGGGCAAGTATGGCGCACCAACAGATGTGCAAGCATGGGCGATTAATATACTAGGCACAATGGGCGAAGCGTGTGTCGCTAAGTGGGGTGGTCTATGGTGGAGTGGGTCGCTTGGAGACTACAAGGCGGATGATGCCGGTAAGTTACAAGTACGAACTGTTGACCATGAAAAGAAACGTCTCATCCTACATGATGATGATAAGGATGATAGACCTTACGTACTGGTGTACGCAAAACCACCAACTTTCTATATCAAAGGTTGGATTATGGGTGCGGATGGTAAGAATAAAGAATACTGGAGTGACCCACAGGGTACAAACAGGCATGCTTACTTCCTACCAGAAGATTGTTTAAACGATATTAATGAATTGGAATTAGCAGAATGGTTATAAAAGATGGCAAGATGTATGGAATTAATGAGTCCGAAATTAAAGAGCCTTTAGACTTTACGCTTACGAGTGAAGAATGGATGGAATTAACAGATGATTTAGTTGAAATAGTGACCAAGTATTCCAAAGATGAGAATTGGGATACACCTATGAGAAAGAATTGGGGAAACTTTGCAGAAGCTAGAGACGAAGTGGTTGATTGCATACATAAAATAAGGAGAGAAAGCTGATGAGTGATTGTAGAGACAAGCCTTGCATGAGCCATTACCCTGAATTCGATCATTATTGTGCATTAAAAGGTCAAGGGTGTACCTATTATGTAGAGGAGAAAGTGATATGACTATACCTAAAGAAGTATATGAGAAGGCATTACAGGGCGTAGAAGCAAAGAAACATGCGTATCGGCAGACCAGAGAGGGTACGATAGTTTCGTTCCTTATACATCCGGATGATGTGCCTAAGTTATTAACGCAAGAATTATCTGTGAGTGCCATTGGTGCTAGGTATATGCTTGGCATAGTCAGACTGGAAGATGAAAGCGATTACCCTGTGATACCAGAAGAAGTTACCATTGGGGAACGTGCATTCAAAAGGTCAGCACTCATTTGCCGAGACCCCAGCTACCAAAGCTGGACTCGTTTAAACGCAGAGAAATGGGCGACACAGTATGACGTTGACGAAACCATTGATAATCCAGAACAATATGCTTCCGAAGTAATAAGGAATATATGTGGCATACTTAGTCGCAAAGAACTTAGAGAGAATAAGGAAGCGCAGAAGAAACTAACAGAACACATAAATGAATTTCAAAGGGCAGTAGGAAGATGAGAATGTTTAGGCAACCAACCAAGATGGATGAACACAAGTCTCCTAAAAAGACCTGTCAATCTAGGACTAAGAACATAGCTACTTCAACCATGAACAAACACAAGCGGAGAATGAGGGGTCGTTCTCGCTATAGGGGACAAGGAAGATAATGTGGTGGAGTAAAGTAATAAAGAAACTGCGTAAAGATAAAGGGTTAACTCTCGCAGACATGGAAAAGCTAACCGGCTTTCATCAACCCTACCTATCCTCTTTAGAGAATGGCAAACACAGTCCAAAGATTTCTACATTGGAAAGCATTCTGAAAGAACTCGATCAAGAATTAACTATCCAACCGCTAGATGAACACAGGAACCGATCTTGATAAACGTTCAAAGAATAAGAGCAAGAATAACCAAAAGAAAAGTGCAGTTAACTAGCAGTATTATCCAGTAATCTATCACTGTTCTTCCTCATCATCATCTAGGCTTCTGTAATACTCCACAATGGCAAGTATATCCCTAGTGTAACGCTTTATCTCCGCCATGTTGTTGCTTATGTTCTCGTAGTCCTTCGTTGTGAGGGCGTAGTAAGCCTGTTTAGGTGCTTTACCTTCCTCTACTAGCTGTAGATATTCTCTCATTATATCCGGTGTCAATATCTCCCAATCAAAGTTAACCATCTGCATTTCCATAGGCAAAGGCGGATGGAACATGGGCGGTCTCTCCTCTATGTTAACCACCTCAACTGGTTTCGTTTTAGTTCCACCGAATTGAAACATAGAGCAAGCGTTTAAAGCTATCAGGATAAAAAATATGGATGTAACGTTACGTATTTGTTTAAACAACTGACGGCTTGGGCTTCCCGTGTAAACTAACGAGGCGATAACCTGCGACTGTTTAAACAACTTACTCACCCTCCCCTCCATCTTCTTTTACTTTTTTTTTACCCTTACCTTCAGGTTCTTCAGGTTTCTCATCAAACTGATTGGGGTCAGTCAACTCTATTAACCCATCAAAGACACGCTTGGTTGCCTTATTAACCTTACCTTCCAGTAGTTTAGGCTTTGCCATAGCTAAAGCATCTAAGTCATGGCGAGCAAACGTCTGCTTGAGGGCGTTAACCTCACGCATATTCTCTTGATTCTTCTTAGTGAGACTGTCTATTTGGGCGTAGGTCTTTTGCTGTTGCTCTAAATTCTTTTTAATCTGCTCATTCTGCTTGGTAATTTCTCCCTCAAGAACTATTGCATTACTTTTGAGCGTAGCAATTTCATCATTCAAATTCCCTATCCATATATATGATCCAGTAGTTACAGCTAACAATAGTCCGGTTAAAATTAAAGCAATCTTCATGTAATTAGTGGGCGTAGCGTTTATTTATTGCCATGTATATACCTGTAATGGTTTAGCTTTTCCTTTTACCTCTATCGGCTCTAATAATTGTAGCTTAAAATCAACATTATTTGCAGTTTCTTCTCCGATTAATACCCCAACTCCTGCGATCTTCGTACTTGATTCCAATCTAGCGGCTACATTACAGGGGTCTCCAATTAAACTAAAAGCAAATCTATCGGTGGCTCCAAAGTTACCTGCTATACACACACCAGAATTTACTCCTATGCCTATCGCTATTTCTGGTATGCCTTCTTCTTTAAATCTAATGTTTAATTCTTTAATGTTCCTTTCTATTTCTTGTGCTGCTTTTAAAGCTAAAGTGTGATGATCTGGTTGTGGAATAATCGTATTCCAATGGAACATACCAGCATCCCCAATGAATTTATCAGTGCATCCAAAGTATTTATTAGCTGCTTTAACCTGTGCATCTAATACATTGTTCATAATGTATGTAACCATTTCAGGTTCTACTGATTCAGACAGACTTGTGAACCCCCTAAGATCAGTAAATATAATAGAACAATCCACTCTTTTACCATTGACCTGACATAACTCAGGATTGTCTTGAAGTTTCTTAACCATTCTAGGATCAAGATACTTACCAAATTGTGCTTTGATCTGTTGTCTTAACTTGTATTGTTCTCTAAACCTTATATAAAAGGCAACTGAACCTGTTATAAATTGGGATAACAAAGACCAAGTAACATCTATTAATGTTCCTTGTTGTATTAATGTATAGCCACCATATCCTGTAGCAATCATAACCATTAACCCCAAACTTATACCTAAAGTTATTCCGAAATAATTCAGCACAAGCCACAATACAAGAAGGGTAATTACAAAGACTCCTAACTCTACAGCCGATGCATAGTCAGGAACATAGGGACTATTCTCTATGAGAATACTTTCTGCTAAAGCCGCTTGAATCTTATGAGGCTCTAATAATCCATTGGGCGTAGCTAACTGTGGCATTATTCCTTTTGCTGTATATCCTATGAATACAAAACTATCTTGAACATCCATAGTTTTTAAATCTGTTTGCGGTGTATCGACCCAACTGATCCACTTACGCCCTAGTGAGTCAACGGGGACTGAAGGCAATCCCCTAACCCTTATTTCTTCCAGTCCATTCTCATTTGTTTTTATAATGTAAGTATCTGCACCAGCTAGTATCTTTAATACTTCTGTTGCATAAGCTGGAACCCAACCATCAGGTACTCTTAACAGTAAAGGCAACCTTCTAACTAAAGAGTCTACTTCAGCATGGGCTACAGCTATCCCCTGCGCTGCAACTTGTTTAAACATATCTATATTCTGGATGACACCTGAAGAACTTAATCCACCAACATCTTCTCCCATAATTACTGTGCCGGTAGTGTTGGGATACAAAGCATTATCACCTTCAAACATAGCTAACACGCTGGGCGCAGCCATTAAAGATAGTTTAAACGCTTCATCACCACCAAATCTATCTGGTTGTGGGAAGGCGACTACCCAACCAACACCTATTGCTCCTCTATTTATTATCTGCGCTTGTATTTCAGCGAGCCTTTGTCTTGGCAAAGGATAGCCACCTTCTCTAGTTATATCATCTTCAGTTATATTAAGTACAGTAAAATAACCAGAAGGTTTTTGTTCTGGAATTAAAGCATCAAATGTTTTTAAACGAAGTATTTGTGGTGCAGTCCAATCAAATAAAAGCGGAATGCTTAATGAAAACAAGAGAACTATAAAAATCCAAAAGTTCTTTTTAGTCACTTTGGGTTATGCTTATAGTTTTAGTGCAGTTAGTGTTGCAATTAAACGTGGCAACATAGGATTTATTTGTGGCTCCCTTTTGTACCACTGTTACATCATAGTCATCTGTATAAAACTTCATGTTTGAACCATGCGCTCCGTTTCCCTGTTGCGTTAAAGTAACGTCATTGTCATCAGCACCGCTGTAAAAGAATATGTCTGCGTCTTTATTACCTGAACCTTTTTGGATTAGTCTGGTTGAATTATTGTCTGCACTTGGATAATTAAGGACATAGGCATTATGGTCCCCTGTACCTTCTTGGGTTATCCAGACATCTGAATCATCACCAAACGCATAAATCTTAGCGTAGTAGTCATCGCCTAATTGTTCTATTTTATATACGTTGTCATCGCCTGAACCCAATATCCACGCCTCGTTATCATCGCCTGTCTGTGTAATCCGAGAGGTAGTATCATCTTCATCCATATCTATAACTGCGTAGTTATCGTTGCCGTCTACAGTGGTTATCCAACTTTGTCCTGTGTGGTTAGACCAAACGGACTGTGAATAAACTATATTGGAATTACCTGTAACACTTGCAGTAATAGTGGCGTTGTCGCAGGTATGTGTGTTAAGTAATGAATTATCAAAACTTCCCAATCCACAATAAACACCTGTAGTATTACTATTACCAGCTTGTTTAATTGTTATAGTTGAGCCACTTCCTTTTGTTTGTAGTGTTATCAGGTTATCCCCTGCAAAAACACTACAACTAAGGAGACTGAAAAATAACAATCGTATTATCACCTGCACCATTTACCTCTATTTCCATTATGATACCAGCAGTATTTATATTCAAATAAGTTGCTGCATATTTATCTAAACCAATATCAAATGTGTTACTGCCTTGATGAACTAAGTATAAGTATTCTCCTTCTACAAAAGAATAGGTCTGATAGACTGGATCAAATCCCGGAACTATACCCATTAATTCTATTCCATCTAACTCTCCCCCTGATTCTGTTTTCTTTCTAGAACCTGTTTCAACTATGGCTAACAGATCAACTAAAAAATCAAAGCTTAATAAGTCTATATCTAGTCTAGATATTTCTTCCTCTTCCTCTAAATAGTCTTTCTCTAAATCATTTCCTTCCTCAAAGAAATCTTTATCCAGTTCTGTTTTGGAATCTGCTTGCTGTTCTTCTACTGCTTCTACTACCTCTGGCGGTTGGTTAACGATTAACATATTGTCTATTAAACCTAATGTAAGATTGCCTAACACTACCGCTTTAGTAGGTTGTGACTCAAAGGTAGATACCATCGTGGCTTGAAAAGGTTTATTAAGTATCTCCGTACCGGACCATGTTTCTACTGCTATTTCTCCTGACGTTGTTCCGTCTGCATCAGGTAATAAAATAACTAGGCTTCTACCTAGTTCATCAACTGTTGTTGTGAAGTCTGTACCTCTTATAGCTATGTTAGCTGATGGGGTTTTAATAGATATGTTTCTTTTATCTATCTTTCCTAGTGCGCCTGTTATAAAACGAGCAGTACCACTAGCCATGTTCAAGGCAAGCTTGCTTTTAGTTGGGTCGGGATCGTAGATGTATTCGTCTATGACAATTTTGGAATGCTCTGTCAACTTTATAATAGACGCATCAACAAATTGAATAGCAATACGCCCATTACCAGTAAAGACGCTATCATAAGAAAGAATATCCAAAGCGAGTTCTGCAAGAAGCTTGTCTCCCCCTGATTGTCTTAGGATTTCTCCATTACCCCTGAGTTCTGATATTTCTCCTATCTCGGAGTAGGCATTAGTGGCAAATAAAAGTATTAACAGCCACTGGCGCATTGGTCAATGTCAACAGAACTTCCTGATCCACCGCTACTTTGCAATAATAAGTTAGCTACATTCGTGCTGGTAGTATCAGTTTGGTGTATATCTACATCCATTGAACTGCCTGTCAAATTAACTGTTATATCATGGTCATTGGCTCACAGTATCTATATCATTAGAACTTCCTGAGATAGTCCAAGCATTAGTACAACCTATTACCTCACACTTAACATTAAGGTTATTGGAAGCACCAGTAATAGCAAAGTCTTGATCCCCTGATGTGGCAGTTGCGTCTGCACCTTGAGTAAAGATTAAGATATTTCCGTCTCCACCTGATGAAGTCCAATCAAAATCTGACTGTGCTACATCCCCTGTTGCTCCAACTGCAAATGTCGCTGAAGCACTAGAGCCTGTATTACTGTAAGTCCAACTGGAACTATTGCCTTGTAGAATGCTCGCTGCCAGAGTGTTGCTAGACCCTATTTGGTCTATGTCTAACGTCATGGATGTACCACTTACAATGGCTCTAGCTGAAGTAGTACCAACCTTATTGGTTGCACCAATTTGGTCAATCGTCAAAGTTAATCCTGTTCCGGTCTGGGTAATATATATGTCGTTGTTGCCAGCGTATATAGATGCCGTAGCCAACAGAATAATTAAAGTAATAAATTTCTTCATCTTATTCCTCCGATAATAGTGTATCATAATTGAAGTCCCAAATTTGTTTTTCTAAACCCTCTATAACCAATCCATAAACCGCAGCTTCTATTGCCTTTCTGGTCGCTACTCCTACAGGTTCATTAAATGTACTACCTGTTTCGCCCTCTCCTAGTTGTGTTCCTAATTCATAGAATCTGAACAAATCAGTCCCTCTCCCTGTGGATAGTATGGTCTTAGAAGCTGTTACATTAATTATTACCTCACCTGTTTGCACTAAGACGGCTCTAAGTATTACTGTGACCTTATCCTCTCTATACTGATTCTTTATACCTATACCTAAATACCTTGCTCCATTACCACCTGTTCTTAGATTAGTATCGTAAGAAACTATGCCACCCTCTAAGAGTATTCCTGCATATAACAGAGGCTTTAGTATGTTCTCCCCTTCTCCTGCGTAAGTCTGCCTAGTATTTTTAATAAGTTGCCTTTCTCTAGTTAACCCATCTAGTCCTGTTCTTTCTACAACAACAAACCAATTTCCTCTACCTGCGTCTCGTAATGCCTGTATAAGCATGTGTTCTGCACCTTGGGTAACTGCGGTACTAAAACTAGCTAAGTTATCACTAGACTTTCTTTGTCCTGTAAGGTCAGGAAACTTATAGACCGCAACAACAGCTTTATTGTTGGGTGGTGGAAGGTTTAATAATTGATTGGCTGATGTCGGAACAATCTGTGGTCCCTGTTCACAAGTAAAAGGGAATTTGCATTTGTTGTATTTGGGATTTAATGCAACAGGAGCGCAACTATTTAACAATAAAACAATGATAACAAGCGACCACTTCATCCGTCACAATCAATCCAACAGCCACCAAAACTACCTACAGGAATAACTATTTCAGTAGTAGATATTAAAACACCATCAAACCATTCTTCAATGATTAAGGTAATTGTGACTCCATCATTTATCCATTTTAATATGTTACCCTCTAAGTTTATCTCACCTGCTATTGGATTATCTTTTGTGGGTATACCACTGTAATTAAATAAAGACTCAGATATATCTTTAGCTAGAGTAGAGTAAATACGAGACTCTAGGTTACGAATAAACTTAGCTAATACTGTGTTGTCCGCTTCTCGTTCCGCTTCTTCTAAAGCATCTTGAACATCTTCCGCTATCTTTTCCTGTCGGGTTCTTTCCTGCTCATCAATCGTTAAATAATGTGCTGATTGATTTTGTCCATTGAAAGCTGGACTTCCAAACTTGTGTACTAATTGATCTGCTTGTAATAAACCAACCATTAATATGGCAAAAATTATAGTTACACATGTACCTAATAATTTATAGTTAGGTTTGTTTCTTTGGTTTTTTCTTTTGTTCATCTTCTAACTTTTCTCGTATCTCTATTACAGTGTCTAGTTTTTGTTGCAATCTTATGATGTCATTATCTAATAGTCTTATACGATCAATTAAATCCACAACGATAGCGTTGGTTTCGCTTAGTCTTGGCTTTATTTTTTTGGTTACAAAGTTCCAAATGTAATAAATCATGTAGAGCAATCCCACTGTTGCCACTATAGGAAATCCATATTCGCTTACCAGTTGTGCTACATCCATTAATCTTTCCTAGCATCTTCCTTCCCATCTGCTCTAGCAATCCTTCCCAAGTCTGGTCTTATTCCTAACACCACACACATAGTCGCATCCACTCGGATTAGATCATGGCTTATTGTTTTAGTTCTATTGTCTAAACCTGAAACAATAATAAAGATGCCGTTGATCTGACCTACCACACTTTCTAGTATGTATTTAATTGTTAAGAAAATAAAAAACCCACAAACAACTGCCATAGCTATAGGAAAACCTACATCCGCTACTAATCCAAAGATTTCACTCATGCTAAAACCCTATATTTTAGTCTCTTTGCTCTGTCCCCTACTTGCGTTGCCCATTTTGAATCCATCATTTCTTCAGCAGCCGTATCCATATCCCCATCTTCCATAGCTGCTAAAAACTTTTTAAATTTACTTAGCCTTGGATAACCTAAATTGAAACACATATTAGCCATAACTCTCATATGATCATCACTCAATCCTCTCCACCAAGGCATTCCTCTATCTAATTCATTACAAACAATATCTATATCAGCGTTTAAACACTCAGTAATACGCTGCTCAGACACGGGAGTTCCTACTTCCTTACCATGTTCTTCATCTTTTTCTAATATCAAATGTCCAACACCCATTGTTGGATACCCCAAATGATCTAAATAAATTTCGTACTTATAACCCTCATCCAATATTAGTTCTTGCATTAATTTAGTTCTGTCCATCATTGAAGTTTACTCTTTCTATTTAATAATGATTCTGGCAACGCAGTATCCTGTATATAATTTTGTAATAGCTGTTGCTTTTCTCTAATCAAAGATAAGTATTTGATTCTCCTAGCATTCTTAGTATCTTGATCTAGGCTTTGGTTCTTCATTGTCCACTTCATTCTCTGTTGTGTGTCTTTTATATCCTGACGTAAGCGTTTAATATTCCTTGCCCTTGTTTCACGTGGCTCTAATCCGTAAGCATTCACACCAACAAAGCGTAATAACGCCTGTGGTACTGTATCTGATGGTTGACCTGTTGGGCGTGGCGTATCTTGGAATGCTTTCACAGTCTTACTGATAGCACCATTAGGCGTTAACCATGATGGCATACCTAAACTATATGTGTACCACATAAGACTCTTAACTCTATCCTGCATAGGATCACGCTCATCCCAGATAACTCGCTGTGTAAACGGATCACGATTTGTTTTCATAGCTAAAAGAATATCAGAGAAAGGACCAGAGAATAATCCTGTTGTTCTTTGTAGTTCTAAGAACTCTCCATTACCTACTGCTTTAACTGCATCAAAGTACATATTCCAAGGGAAGAAATAACCAACATCTAGGAACTGAAACCTGCCATCTGAATCTTTCCAAGGCAATACATACACACCAGTACGCCTAGCCAACCAAGGCTCTAAACTTTTCTGTAATCTTTTTTCTTCATCATCTTCAAAGCCAAATGCATACGCACTTAACGCACTTAGTCCTGCTGAGAACGCTATATAAGGCAGATAACGCATAGGATTATTTACAGCTACTTCTATCAAAGCTGGAAAAGCTTTGTAATAGAAAGTAAAGAAAGGCATACCTATAGGTGCTTGCCTAAATTGTCTACCGGCTTCCGGCAAATCTGAATAATCAAACAAAGCTTTCTGTGCTAGTAAGAAAGAATCTGCTTCTCCCATATTTTGATTTTCCATAGCATGCATAATAATTGCAGTCTTACCTACCGACTCTGTGAATTGATATACATCCCCACCTTTTTTTAGAATCTTTTTAAAAAATATATTTGGCAAACTAAAGAAACGAGTAACATCACCTAGTGGATGCTTCTCTTGCATAAGGTCTAACATTTCTTCAGACGTTCTATACAGTTCTTGTTCACTAAATCCTGTAGACTTGATGCCATATTTTTCAGCTATCTGCCAATACTTACCATTATTTCTTATTTCATTTACAGCCCTATACATATATGGGATAACCTGATGTACTGGAATTCCCCCAACCAAGTTCATTAATATCATATTAGAACCTACATTACGTACAACTGTAGGTGGATTAAGAGGAACCTTTAATGTTTTCCAGATTGAAGTTCCCTTCTTCATTAGAGCAATCCATTTGTTATAGGCATTATCAGTATCGCCTAATGTAAAGCTACCGATCACATCATTATAAATTTCCTTACGTACTGGAACTCCCTTTAACATTCCATATTTTCTAGTCTTAGGTATTCTTCTATAGCCTTCTGGTACATTAGCATCATCAGCTAAACCTGTTCTTTCTAAAGCTGGTGCTGCTAAGTCCTCATACTCCTGTGCTTTCTCTAACATAGTAGCGGCTGCTTCAGGTTCGCTAGGCTCAAAGTATTTAGCTTGCTCTCTTAATCTATCTGCTTCTTCCTTTAACCACAATGCACTTACATTTTGTGTATTACCTTCACCCAAATCTAACGCAACCATAATATCGTTCTCAGTAATCGCCCATCCTTGCTGTTGAGAAACAGTATTAAAAAAATCTAACATAGCTACATCACGTAGTGGTCTAGTTATTCCTGAAAACACTCTATACTCTGGTGATAGTTCTTCTATATCCCCTAGTATTGCCCTTGTTTCCTCGTCTAAATCTTTACGTTTTCTTAAATAAGAAAGAGGTTGACCATTGGGATTATTTAAAATATGTTTTAAATATAACTTAGGCAAATAAGACCCACGATTTTCTTCATATATTTCTTTCGGGAGTAAACCTCTTTGTACTAATATTCTACCCACTCTATCAATCTGATTTTTAGATTCTATAGATGCTTCTCTTAGTTTAGGATCAGTAATTACATTAGGATCAGCATCCCAACCGCCTTCAAAATAAGCATTAAATTCTCTACGATTTCTTTTATATTCTTCTGCACTTCTATCAGACTTACGAGGATTAAGAAGCGGTCCTAATTTATTATATAAACCTTCTGCGGTTTTCTCGGCTAAACCTACATCGCCAAACGCCAAGTATTTAGATACTAGATACTTTTTAGTGAAGGGTATGCTACCAACCCCACTAAACTTAGTAGTTAAATCACCCAAGTAATCCATTGTTCTACGCCATATGTTTGCTCTCTGTGCATCAGCCGGTGTGCTTGAATATTGTGGTACTACTCTATCTGGTTGTACTTGGTCATTAGATTCAAACTTAATGGCATGTACTTTAAATCTGCTTTCATGTTTCTTCGCACCTAACTGTCGTCTCTTGCCATCAAATGCTGATGATAAAAGGAGAGTCATTCCTGCTTCGCCTTGTATTCTAGATTGAGCAGTTAGTCTATCTTCTATAACTTCTTGCTGTTCTCCTTCAGTTAATTCTTCATAAGGCGCATCAAACTTTCTTTCTGCCCAATAGTCTAAGCTATTGATCTGCGTTATATCAGCATCATATAAATCTTTAGCTAACTGACTAGGCTTAGCACCTTGAACTTCTGCATTAGAATCATACTTCTTGGCTTGTTTTTGTAACTTATTCCAATACTGATTGTCATAAATTTGCCAACCTTTTTTGGCAAAGAATCTTTCTATAAGATTTGGAGAAAGTTTTCTTAGGTTTAGATAGCCATTATTAATACCTTGTGCAGAATCTTGAGCCTGTTGTAAACGTGTAGGATCAACAATATCCTGCCTAGTCATTCCTTCTTGTGTTTGTATTTCCTGTGGTAAGGCAACGTTTATTTCTGCTCTGCTGTATTGTGGTTGTACTCCGTTATATATTTGTTTTTGAATAATTTCAGCCATAGCAGGTGGCAAAATACTACCGACACTACCGGTTTCTTTATAAATAAAATCTGATATACCTGCATTCTGATAATTAGATACTTCACTACCTTCATGTTCCATGATGAAACTATCTGCATCTAAAGATACTGTCAAATCTTTGCTTATCATTGGACCTTGCATGCCAACCAACCTTACATGGTCAACATGTTTAAACGCATCTGAATTAGTATCTTGGGAAAAAAGTCTGCCAAAATATTGAGAGGCAGCCATTAATCCACTACCCTGTGTTGCATTATCAACAGGATACATAGCATAACCTTCATCTAATAATGTCCCATTTGAAACTATTTGTCCCGTTGGATCATGTCTAAATTCTATAGGCGCACTATCTGGTACTCTTGTAATTGATGTAGGATCAACAGACGCATAGAAACTTAAAGAGTCAAAGAAATCCCTGATTGATGCAGAATTTCTTTCTGCTTGTTGTTTTGTTGTAGTTAGAGCAATACCATCATAGCCATTATCATTAGCTAACTTCATAGCAAACCTTACTCCATAGTCTTGCCATGCATTAAAGTCAGGCTTTGGAAATCCCATCAAAGGAATCCTAGTTGTATCTATATCTCCACCCCTTATAGTTTTAAATATCTTCCTTTGATCTAAAGCTTCTTTAAATTGTTTTTCTGTTGTATCACGAACCATATTATTTATTTGATTCTGTTCTGGCTCCTTCAAAGCAGCATAATCTTTATTAAATGTTTCTAATGAAAAATACATACGTAATGCTTTTTGCAATTCTGCATAGTAATCAGACTGCATTTCTTCTATCAACAAATATTTATTTCCTTCTGCATCATAAACATCTGCTGTTCTTAAATTCATAAATGCATTAGGCACTAAAGGAAAATGTTGATTGGCAAATACAAATTCACTACCTTTCTGTGGTGAATAAGTAAAAACAAAGTCTCTAGAATTTTCGTATTGAACTGCTGGTTTCCATGTTCTTTCTCTCCTTTCTCCTGCTCCCCATGTTCCTTGTATATCATAAACTTCTATTGGCAAATTCTTTTCTTGTGCATATTGATCATCATATCTTTCCTGATCAAGTGTTAGTCCTGCTGCTTTTCTGCCTCTATAAAGCATAGATTGGATAGGATCAAAATGTTCATCCATTGTATTCAAACTAAGTCCGGCTTGCGCCCAAGTTGTACCAAGTCTTTCAGTAGGCTGCAAACGAATATAATCTTCTAACTCAGGTTCAAACCCTAAGTTATAAGGATTTTCTGCATTTATTAATGCTTCGTTTAAACGTAAAGATTCTTTAAATGCTGCTCTCTGATTAAGTAACTGTCCAAAAGCAGGGTCTAATCCCTTATCTACCGCCCAATTTACAATACTGTCTCCCTTAAATTGACCAATCGTACCATGCGGTGCTGCCCACCAATCACGCATATACATTTCATCTAGCATAGCAATCAAAGGATCAGCAACAACATTAACAAATGGAGTATCTTCTAACATTTGTTTTACCGGCTTTCCAATTATTGTTGAAGTTTCAAGAGGCAATCCTTTAGCTAAATCTGAATAAAATCTTTTCAAATGCGTAGCATCTTTTGGTCCTGTCCAAACATAACCCTTACCATCTACATATTCACCTAAAGGAAGTAATAATTTTCTTAATATCTTATTAGTTTTTATATTCTGTTCTCTTGAATAAAGAAAATCTACTGACGCATAACTTGGATTTAATGCTTTCTTTAAATGTTCAAACTCTTTTTCAGTTACCCATTCTGCATCAGGTCTTTTTGTTATTTTTTTAAATGCTTCATATTCCTTTTTAACATCTGGGAAATGAACCATTGTGTAAAATGCAGACTGTCTACCATCATTAGGTCCGTCATAAAAATTATGTAAAGCTGCTGTTGCTTTATCATTTGTTTTTAAGTAGTTACGTATCTTATTTTCTGTATCTAATAATGCTTGTGCTGATCTTTCTTTGACTTCCATCAATTTATTAAAAGCAACTTTTTCATCAGCAGTAACAGGTTGTAACTTAACTGGCTTTTTACCATACATAACAACTGAATAAATACCTGAATTTTTTTCTAGATAGTCAATTATTTCTTGCTTAGTTACCTGTTCATTGCCCTTACCCTCAAGCCATTCATCTAAGCCTGTCTCGATAAAATACTTAGAATTAATGTCTCCACCAATCCTACTTTTTTCTACCTTGTTTAACATCGCAATCCAATTAGATGCTTGTGTCTGCTTAGTAGATGTATTTAAAGCAGCATTCTTCAATGCATTGAATGTAAACACATCAGTCAACTGCTTACCCGTAGGTACAGAAAGCGTCTGACTATATAAAGGCTTATATGGTTTACGCACTTCAGGATCAAACTGCTGTGCCAATGGTCCACCAGTATATGATCCTAGCCAACCGGTCTCTCGGAACTCTCCTTCTATATAAGCTTTATTAGCTGGGTTCAGATTCAATCCGGCTTCCGAAGCATCCCTATAAAGTTGCCCTGATCCTATTGCATCAAGCACATCTTCTAATCTTCTGTACTTCTTACCACTAAAATACTTACCGACTCCATTAAAAAACTTAAATATAGGTTCAAAGAATCTTCTTAAAGGAGGATGGAATTGATAAGGAATCTTGCCATTTAATCTGGCTTCATTATAAACACCAGACGCTATAGCTACAGCTTCTTCAAATGATTCAGGTACTATCTGGTTGCCTTCAGCATCCGTACCCAATCTAGTCAAAGCAATATTTCTAATGTTATCTTCGTTCTCTCTCAGTACCTGTATAACATCATCATTGAAATAACCATTATTAACAAAGTAATGAACTGCTTCATGGAACAATGTATCTTCCGGTGAAGCAAACTTCTTACGCCCTTCTCTGCCAGTCTCTAAATTAATAACAACCATATCCCCTATGGTTACACCAGCAACTTCCTGCATATTCTCGGCATTAAATAATCTATCAACAGCAGCTACATTTGCATCAGGGAATACACGCTTTGCTATACGCCTTAAATTCATAACAAAATCTGGTGCGTCTATATGGTCTTTGAATACATATAGATTCCCTTCAGCCATAACATATGGCTTATCAGGCATTGACATATCTTCACCAATACCACCAGCCAATCCATCTTCCGGCATAGCCGGTGTGGTGCTTAACTTAACCTGTGGTCCAGCTATCTCTTGTAGGATAGCTAAAGGATTAGCACCTGACATTAGGGAAAGCCTAACGGCTTCTGCGTAATCCCTTGAGGCAGCTTCAGGAGCCACTTTCTTTTCAATGTTCTCCTGCTCCAGCATCTGTGTCCTTTCTTCTACTGCTATTTGTGAAGCAAGATTTCTTGCCGGTTGACCGGTTGCTTCTGTAGGTAATAGAACTCTTTTTATCGGAGTACCATCTGGAAATACAACCCTATAAGGTTGTAAGCCTTTAGCTTTGTCTGCCTTTCTAGCTTTAACCTTTCTAACTAATACATTAGGAACTAACTGCGAAGCTTCTTTCTCTACATTTTCTTCAGCCGTAGTCATACTATTTATATCTTTTCTAGATATGGCTCTGGCTATTTCCAAGCCGGTAAATGGCATGCCTTTCTTGTCATAGATATTCTGACTAGGTACACCACTGGCTTTAGCCATTAGTATTAGTTCTTGACTGGTATGTTTATTATTAAGCTTCTTTGCCCTACTGCTGATAGCTTCTTGCTTACTAAATTCCTCTGTATTCTCTCTACTTACATTAAAAGCTGAATCAATAGAAGAATTCTTCTTATCCATTACTGGCAAGACTGCCATTTGCTTCATCAACTCTCTGCGTTTTAAGCCCGTTACAGCGTTTAAATCATCTACTCCTGTGTTTACCTCTAACCACCTCTTAAACGCCTTGTCAGACGTACTTATGTTCTTATCAGATAGATTAGTAAGTATATTTTCTGGTGATACACCACCAATCTGATCTTCAACAAAACCACTAAAACTAATAGGCTCTATTGCAGTAACGTCAGCTTCCTGTGCTTTAAGCACATCATCCTTAACTTTCTTCTTATAATCCGCTACCAGTTTTGTATAAGCATTAGTATTAAGACCATACTTATCTTTAATATATTTTCTAAAAACTGGAGACTCTTTCTTGGGTTTGGTCTTGATACCTTTAACCCTTCTGGTTTCTTTGTTTAAATCGTTATAAACCCTGACACTATCTTCATCAGGGAAAGTAGCTTCTACCTTTTTCTTATTAACCGGATTGGTGAAAGTAGTAACAAGTGGTACACGTTTAGTGGGCTTAGCTTCTGGCTTAACTTCAACCGGTGGTGCTTCTTCAATAACTTCTTCTTTTATAGCTTCTTC